CTGCCACTTCTGACCATTGAATGAGTAGAACGCTCCAGCGCGTGTGATGGCGTTAATAGCAATGGCGATGTTAACGATATCTTTTATGGTGTCAAACTCACCGAGTTTAAAACCGCTGATACTGCCGTCTGCAAAGTAGAAGTCAACTTGTGCTGTCTGTTGTGGTCGGTAAGTCTTATTCTTTAAAGTACGCGCTTTGATGACCTGACCAAAGGCTTCGTCCTTTTCCTTGATCCACTCATCTCGTTTAACTTCTACGCGAGTGAAGTAATGGTAGTTCTTAGCCTTACCCCCTGGTGTGGTTCGGGGGTCACCATACATAACACCAATCTTTTCGCGCCACTGGTTAATCATTAAACCCGTGCAACCACGGTCAGTATTAACCATTGAACGCTTCTGAGCCTTGGCGCTCTTCTTCATAAACTTGCTGGTGAGCCGTGCACCGAGACCTACGGTGAACTCTTCCATTGTCTTTTCGTTCTCATCATTAGGAATAAGTGCTGGGAATGAGTCAACCACAATGCAGTCCACGGCTCGGTTGTCTAGAGCCTTGGTAATTAGGTCGTATGCCTGCTCCATGATGTTGGTCTCAACAATCCAAATACGCTCTAAGTCAATCCCAATTGCTTGGGCATACTCAGGAACGAACTCCTCAGCCGCAATCCATAGGACAACCCACTCTGGGTCTAAGGCTTGGTTAGCCGCGATTGTCTTTAGAACAAGGGCAGTCTTACCTGAGGATTCATCTCCAATGATCTCAGACCATTGGTTGACAGGCCAACCGCCACCGAGCATGAGGTCAAATGCCAAGACTCCCGTAGTGATACGGGGAAGTTCTTTACGCATTTCTGAACCCTTGATGATGGTGTTGGCACCATGCTTCTTATTGATGATGTCTTTGATTGATTCAAAGGTATCCATCTTGTTCTCCGATTGTTAGATAGACCAAGAAGATTGGTCTGCTTGTGAGTATTTACCATTCCATCCGCAACAGTAACAGCGGGGTGCAGGTGCATGACCATTGATCATTGCTTTTGATCGGCTGAATACTAGGTTACTTCCACATTCAGGGCAGTTATGCGTTTCACGGCGAGATGCTTCTCCGCCCTTCCATGAGCGTATTGCTTCACCCATGTTAATTTCACCGTTTGCGTCAACAGATGCTTGAACTTGTGATTGTGCCTGAGGTGCAGGTTGTTGAACCTGTGGAAACCTAATATTACTCGGACTAGATGGCATTGTAGATGGGGGCGTCCGAGGCGGGGGTGAGGGTTGATTACCTATTTTTCTTGACCACCAGTCACTCATCGTCTTCATCCTCTCGTTCTTCGTTGAAGTATGCGTCCCAGCCGTCATCCTCGTCGTCATAGTCGTCGTCGGAATCAGCAGGGTCAATTGAGAACATACTAATCACTGAGATCACCTGGCTGAGTGCATCGGGTGGAATAACTAGTGGGATTTCTCCACATATTTTAATATCTTGGTTATCTAAGAGCATGGTTATAAGTGAAACACCAAACGAGGTGAACAAGGCGACGGAAACAGCAACTTCCTTATCATCAAGACCATTTTGCAACTGAATAATATGTGATACCCATTCAGAGCATTTCTGAATGTCATCAAGTAACCCAAGAGCCTTTAAGGTAACCCACTTTCCCATAACATCTGTGGTCTCCTGCTCCATGACTTCTTCCGAAGGGAGCGAAAACCCAGCCATCTCGGCAATTTCTTGACCGTCCTCTGGGGACATAGTCAGAAGGAATGTCCTATGGTTTAATGGCTCATACTCTTCGTTCATTTTCCCTTAGCCTCCGACCATGAGTTTGCTGAATGACAGGATACCTTCAATGGGATACCAGCGATAACTCGGTCTTGACCCATGGCTTGAACCATTACTTTTTGTGCTTCTTCTATATTTTCATTTGGAACTGCTACCACTAATTCGTCATGCACCTGTACCAGTATCTTGGCATTGAAAGGTTTCAATGCTTCGTGGACATCAATCATAGCAATTTTGCAGATATCAGCCGCTGAACCTTGAACAATAGCATTGATTGCTTGGCGTTCTGCTCGTGCTCGTAGACCTTCATCACGACTTGTAAGTTCAGGTAGCCGACGACGACGACCCGACAAAGTACTCACATACCCGCGCTGTATTGCTTTTACTATTTCAGTATTCTTCCACGCAGATATTCCACTAAATTGTTTGTAATAGTTATTAATTACTTCTCTTGCTCTTTTTTCAGTAATACCTGTAGTACGAGCAAGTTTCTGTGCACCACCACCGTACGCTGTCAGGAAGTTAACTCCCTTACCTAACTGTCGTTCTTCGGAAGTTACATCTGCGACTGGTTTGTTTAAGACAAGGGCGGCAGCGCCAGCGTGGATGTCCTGCTCCTCAAGGAAGAACTTACTCATATTCTTATCCTTAGAAAACATACACATAACCCTTAGTTCAATCTGATCATAGTCAGCCACAAGCAAGGTATGACCGGCTGGTGCTACGAACAAACTCCGGATGCTGGAGTCTCTTGGAATGTTTTGAAGATTGGGGTTACTGGAAGATAGGCGACCAGTTGCAGTTCTGTGGAGATGGTATGAGGGGTGGAGGCTATTGTTGACCAACTTCAAAAGGAGACTCTCAACATAGGTTGACTTCATCTTCTTTACTTCTTGCCACTCTAGGATTAAGGGAATAAGTGGGTGAGCATTTTCAATGAAGCGCAATGCCTCTTCGTCAACAGAGGACGCACCCTTGGCAGTTTGTTTATGGGACTTTAAACCAAGACCACCATCTGCCTTGCTTTTAAATAAGAACTCTTGCTTGCTCTTGTTGCTATCGGGGTTGAACCCTAAGGGAGTGAACTGAGACATTTCATTTAAGAGATCGCGCATGCGACCGTCTAGTTCCCTACCGAGAACGACCATGGCGCTTTTCTTGACAGGAATGCCAATATCTTCCATGTCCATAATGACACGGAGTACGACCATATCCTGATCAAGGGCGTTCCGTAGACCTTCTTTATTCTTGATCTTGTTCCACAGTCGCTTGTATAGCATCCATGTCCAGCGAGCATCTAGGTGCACATACTTAGTAGCCGACGAGAATGCCACGGTATTGATGATCTTGCCAAGTTTGCCCTCTTTGTAATAGGCATCATGACCGTCATAGTTGTGTGCGATTAAATCCGTCAGGCTGTAGCCACGAAGGTTCTCATTTACGATGTGTTGCATGAGCATCGTGTCCATGAATCCTGACAAAGGCAACTCAACATTTAAGTACTTGCGAATTGAGCGAGCGTCAAACTTGACATTATGACCCACCTTGATGATATTTGGGTCAGCAAATAAAGGTTCTAAGGCTTTAAAAACATCAGAACGAGATAACTGTTCGGGTGGTGCACTGAACACAGCGGGGATACGGTAACGAATCTTTGCCTCAGATTCCGTTCCATCCTTTTTTAGTTTGCGGTAGCCAGTAGGGGGGACGGTTGAACCGTCACCAACCTCTTCGGGAACAAGAATTTCACCGCACAGATGACCCATTGGTATAGCCCAGGAATGACCATCAGTGGCTATACCAATCCAAAAGACTTCGTTACGCAAGGGGTCAAGGGCGATGATACCTCGCCACTTTTCCATCAGTCGTTCTTGCGTGGCTTCCCTAACCGCTGGGGAAGTAGTCACCATGTCGGCTAAGTGCTGTTTGAGTTCAGTGTTAAATGCATTCATAGCGTCTGCATGACGCTCAACTATTCCGCGTGTTTCCACATCAAATGCAAAAGCGCCTACGCTTTGTATGATCTTAACGATCTCATGGATTTCTTCAATCGTAGAAACAACAAGGGGAGGGGTTGTTAGACCCCTCCCCTCGCTACGAGTACTTACGCTCATGCGTCTTCGGATGAAATTGCGAGTAATTCTTTACGACTGGGGATCGGGATGATCTCCTCAGTATAAGCACTCCGAAGAAACTTGCCTAAGTCGTCATCGCCCAAGTCCTGAACGCCCCATTCCTCTTCAAGGTCACGAGCCTTTACCAATTGATGGTTGGTAGCGGTGGTCGCGCCCTTGCCTGAGCGTGAAACTGCCCAGTAGTGCTTGGGGAGTGGTCCTTGGCGAGGATCATCATTGAAATTCTTTAACTGGTCAATGACGCGTGAGCCAACTTCGTATGAACGAAGTACGGGGTCTTCACCTTGAGTCAACAGGACCACATTGAATGCAAACTTGTTGCTGGGCTTGTTACCTGATTCGCACAGTGGGCACCCACGATCATCAATATTGGCGATGCAAGTAAATGACTTCTGACCAGTGCGCTCCATCCAGTGTTGGCGATAGGCGGCGTATGGTGCGGCTTCAAGGAACTTAATAACAATTGGTTCTTCAGCAATCTTGAGGCGCTGTGCGTATGACGAGTCAGTGACACTTGACTTCAACTGGGAGACACCTTCCCAACCACCGCGAATTACTTTGCGGGGTGCTTCTGCAACTTTAGTTGCTTTACGCACAGGGGCATCATCTTCGTCATCGTCCTCAATGGCTCGTGACTTTCTTGGGGCTTCGTAGGCGACTTCGTCTTTTTCAAAAGCGTCGTCGTCATCATCGTATCTCGGCATGGTGTTTTCTTTCTCGTGTGTGTTTGTGTTTGTTGGTTACCTGTCGGGCGCCTATTGGCGACCGATAAGTTCTTGGTGACCGAGCATATCTTGCGATTTGCTGTTCGGCGCGTTTTTCTTAAGAATATCCCAAGTCACTTGGGCCAATTAGTTATTGCATAATGCCTAAAGTCATTCCAGTGCTTGGAGTTTCTGTCGTCCAAGTTGAAGCGCTTTATACAGTCGTTCAGGAATTCTACTTGCTTGCGAGTATACAGGCGACGACCCTTGGGCACTTTGTTCGGTAATTGTGACTTCCGAGGTGCGGATGTCCTGTAGTTGGTTTTTGGTATCCAACCTTGATGCTCCCACATTCTTAATGTACTTGCTGATCGGTTAATTGCTTTTCCTGCTTCACCAATTGTAAACATTTCTATATCTATGCCATTAATGCGGTAATTCTTAGATCGCGCACCATTGATGGTATTTATTGCAATTGGTTTGTTTTTACCTCTATTTTTAGGTGGACGAGAACCAGGCCAGTCGGGCAATCCTCCCATTAATTCAATTGGGTCAATCCCCATTGTTATTCCTCGTAACTAATAATACCGTCAGACAAGTTATCGCACCATGCGACTATCCGTTCTTGTTCATCTAATGAAACACCAGTTTCAGAATCACATAATGCATTTGCTAAGTCTTCAGTTGGACATACGGAGATTACTCGTAAAAGACTGACAATGGCATCCATGGTTAGGATGAACTCGGAGTCTCCTTTGTAGGTTTTTTGGTTGTCGTTATGAACGGTACGGCGCCACCAGTGTGTCGGGAACACAGAGGTGGACCGTTTGTTGGGATCATCGTCTCCAGTAGAGAGCCACATTTCGGACATTCCCATCTCCCGGGAGGCACTTGATCGGTTGTTGACTTAGACATGACTGCCTCCCTTTGTTTTAAGGTTATCATGTATTACTTTTTAGGTTCAATGACTTTAAAAGCCCATGATTCCTTCTCGGAGTACAGTTCCTGGATTTCTGACTGCATTTCGGGGTGTTCCCAAGCCACTGTGGCGAGGGCATCTTCATCCAACATCTGAACGGTAACGGATATCTGATCCCACAGGTCATTCTTTTCAGCCCATTCACGGGCTGACTCATGATTCAAAGAAACTGAGACGCGACGCTCGCGCTTTAATTGAATACCACCCTTGGTCTCAATCCATTTGCTCCCCTTATGGTCGGCATACCCATCAGTGTCAACTAGCGCCGACAACTCTTTTTTCAATTCGTCGGTACGGGCAGTGGCTAAATCACTGAAGGTCTTTGACTTGAGGTATTCCTCGGTAAGTCTTTGGATGTAGTTGTCCTCAGACGGTGATGGTTCTTGTCTAATAATTTTGGGCATTTGGTCCTCCTTGGTTGGTTTGTCAATATAACAGCGCAAATTACCAGTTTGGCATTTGCGTTGAGTTTAGTAGTCCGAGTTCTATCTCGTCGTTGGTCATGTCACCAATATCCTTGGCGGTAGTCCCCGAATAATCCCACCACCATACACCTTTGCGGAAGTATGGCAAGGTTTTAAAGAACTTCTTTGATGATTGTTTCCCAGCATCATCGTTATCCATTGCAATGATTACCTTGTCAGCAACCGACGCAAGAAGACTAATCTGTTTAATACTGACAGCCGCTCCAAAAGTTGCTAATGCTTGTGGCTTGTCAAAGACACTGGCAAAACGCACGACATCAAGTGGTGATTCAACCAGTATTGCTGTACCACCTTTGAAGCGTTCAATACCAAACAGGCTCTCGGATTTCTTGACACCAACTGGAAAGTTGCGTACCCAGTCCCGAGCCTTGGTCTGCCACCCCTGCAGATCACCAAACTGATTGACAATGGGAATAATCCAGGCGGCGCGCGATGTATCCCATCGGATACCATGACTTCGGGCTTGGTCGGGGTCAATCGCTCGTTTCCTGAGTTCTATTTCGGGTGCGGCACCAAACTTTGAAAATGAAATCCAATCAACTTCGGGTTTCTTTTTAACAACTTCTACATCAGAAGTAAGTCTTTCTAAGTTACGGTCAATCAAAAAGTGGTGAACAGCCATAATTGCGTCTGGTTCGCCAGTCAATTCTGAGACCAGCATGCTTAAGGTTCCGCGGGCACCGCATGAGAAACAAATCCATAGACCAGTCTCTGCGCTCATGCTCCATGACGGGGAACCATCATCGCGTCCCGTGACGCGCTTGTGCACGGGACAGCGTCCTGAGATTTCCTTACCCTCGGCACGACGAATGTCTACGCCAAGTGTTTTAAGGACATTCCCAAGATCAGTCAAATGCGTCTCCGACACCATAGCCATCCGCAGTCACCTCCGAGAAGTCCATGTTCTCCCAGTCCCACTTAATGTGTACTTCACCTGTGGGTGCAGAACGAGCCGCGACAACGCGAATGATTGCTTGGTCGTCTAAGTCAGGGTTGCGCTCAACGCCGAGTACTAGGTCTGCGTCTTGTACGAATGACGACGAGTAGCCGATTGCGTCGGTAGTAATTGCTCGCGTCTTTTTATTACCAAGTTTCCAACTAAGAGCCTGCGTCGTTGCTACGACAGGAATGTCAAGTTTTTGAGACATACGCTTTAGACCACGGGTGATGTTGGTTAACGCCTGTGGGCTTCCTTTGGCTTCACCTTCCTCGTCATCCATGAGGTACACGCCGTCAACAATCA